CTGGGCATCATTGCTAGGGAATACGAGGTAACGCAACTTGTACAACTGTTGCAGACCATGAAGCAAGACTCTCCGATCTACCCTGTGTTGATACAAAGTATCATCGACAACATGAACCTGAGTAACCGTGACGAGTTGATTGCGTCTATGCAACAGGCATCTCAGCCAGATCCTCAGGCACAGCAGATGGCTCAGATGGCTCAACAAGCTCAACTTGAGTTCCAGCAAGCACAAACTGCTGCACTACAAGGGCAGGCTGCTGAGTCTCAAGCACGAGCTACTAAGTACCTTATTGATTCTGAGTTGGCTCCTGAAGAACTTGAGATTGATAAAATTAACGCTATTACACGTAATCTTAGAGATGGTGACGCAGATGACCGAGAGTTTGAGCGTAGACTTAAGATTGCTGAAGTAGCATTAAAAGAAAAAGCCATTAATAGTAGAGGAGTTACACCCCGTGCTAATGACACAAACAGAAATGAACAGCTTTCTGGCCCAAATCAATCAAGCGTTCCAGGATCAGTTCAACCGATTAGACGAACTGGAGAGCAGGCTCGTGGCCCTAGAGGGCCTAATGTCGGACCTAGCCCAACAGAAGGAGGTCAAGCGCAGTGAAAAAGAAAGACCCAAGGCTAGAACGAGCAGGAGTAAGCGGGTACAACAAGCCAAAGAGGACTCCTAGTCACCCTAAGAAGAGCCACATTGTCGTAGCTAAAGAAGGTGACAAAGTTAAAACTATCCGCTTTGGTGAGCAAGGTGCTAAAACTGCTGGTAAACCTAAGGCGGGTGAAGGCGACAAAATGAAAAAGAAACGAGCATCGTTTAAAGCTCGTCACGCTAAAAACATAGCCAAAGGCAAGATGTCTGCGGCTTACTGGGCAAACAAGGTGAAATGGTAAGATGGCTAAAGGCGTACCGCACTACAAAAAAGACGGGACTCTGCACACGGGAGAAACCCACAAGATGCCTGACGGATCACTACACTCAGGCAAAACTCACACTAAATCCTCAGTACCTGTGTTTCACATGAAGGATCTTTCTAAAACCGCTAAGGAGAAGGCTATGAAGATGTACGGAAGTAAAGCTAAAGCTAAACCCAAGAAAAAGGCCGCATCTAAACCCAAGCGTAAGCCAATGAAAAAAGGTTACTAAGATGCCAAAAAAGGGACTGTACGCTAATATCCACGCCAAACGCAAGCGTATCAAGGCTGGATCTGGCGAGACTATGCGTAGACCGGGAACAGCAGGTGCGCCTACAACTAAAGCCTTTAAGAAGGCCAAGAAGACAGCAAAGAAATAATGGTAAAACTTACGTAAAATAATGCTTGACTTTTGGTCAAAAATGTGGTATAATATATAGTGTACTTAGGTACAACACTTAACAGAGACAACCCAAGAGGCCTCAAGATGGATCAAGAAACACAGCAGTACTACGACAACTACTTTAGTCTTTTTCTTACTGATGGCTGGAAACAGCTTATGCAGGACTTTGGTAACAATGCTCTGCAGATCAACAGTATAGAAGCAACTAAAGATGCTGACGATATGTTCTTTCGCAAGGGACAACTAAACGTATTAGCCCACTTGATTAACATGGAAACTATCGTTAAAACTAACTACGAGGAAGCGTCAAAGACTGAAGAAGAAGATGATTAAAGTATTTGACTTTCGTTGTACTAACGGACATACATTTGAAGAATTTGTAGAGTCAGGTACTACATCCAGTAGGTGCGGGTGTGGTGCTAACGCTACAAAGATTGTCTCAGCTACTCAGCATATCCTAGAAGGGTCATCAGGGGACTTCCCCGGAAGACACATGAAGTGGGTACGTGAACACGAGAAGGCTGGACAAAAGAGCAGGGAATCTCAACTATAGAGGCAACTCCCATTTAATCCTCCATAACCTAATAATAATAATAATAGGCGGGGTAAGTTTAGAATGTCACGAGCAACATTAATTGATGAGCGTAAGGAAGAAGATCAGGAACCAACAGACCAACTCGACACACAGGATACTGTAGAGACTCCTCAAGAGGAACAACCTCAACAGCCTGAAGTTCCAGAAAAGTACAAAGGTAAATCTGTCGAAGACCTCGTACAGATGCACCAAGAGCTTGAGAAGTTTTCAGGCAAACAGAGTACGGAAGTTGGAGAGTTACGTAAAGTTGTTGACGATTACATCCAGACACAACTCTCAGTCCAACAAGCACCTCAACAACAGCAATACCAAGACGATAACGATGACGATGTAGATTTCTTTGTCGATCCGAAGACCGCTGTTAGTCGAGCTATAGACAACCACCCTAAAATCAAAGAAGCACAGGCTTACACACAGCAGTACAAACAACAGGCTACTCTTGCACAACTGAAGTCCTCTCACCCTGAGATGGAACAGATACTGCAAGACCCTAAGTTTGCTGAGTGGATTAAGGGGTCAAAAGTCCGAACACAGTTGTTTGTTCAGGCAGACCAAGCGTACGATTACGATGCTGCTAACGAACTATTTAGTCTCTGGAAAGAACGGAACCAAGTAGTTCAACAGACTGCACAAGCAGAAAGAGAAGCACGTAAGAGTTCAGTAAAGACTGCATCAACAGGCAACGCTCGCGGAACAGCAGAGGGATCTCGTCGTAAAGTTTATCGTCGTGCTGACATTATTAAACTTATGAGAACTGACCCTGAGCGTTATCAGTCCATGTCGGACGAGCTACTTAAGGCTTACGCAGAGGGTCGGGTTCGATAGCCTAAAGGAGAATTACAATGGCTGGTGAAACCTCTGGTGCCTATTTTACAGCTAATGCTGTAGTAGACAAAACCGCTGCGGGTACTTTTATCCCCGAGATTTGGTCGGATGAAGTAATCGCTGCTTATCAAAAGAACCTAAAGATGGCTCCCCTTGTCAAGCGTCTCGCTATGACTGGCAAGAAGGGTGACGTTATTCACATTCCTAAGCCCATCCGTGGTGCTGCATCTGCTAAGGCAGAAGCTGTAGCAGTTACGATTCAGGCTAACCTTGAGTCAGAACTGACTGTCACTGTTGACCGTCACTTTGAGTACTCACGTTTGATTGAGGACATCGTAGAAGTACAGGCTCTGTCTTCTCTGCGACAGTTCTACACCGAAGACGCTGGCTACCAGCTTGCTCTGAAGGTAGACACTGACCTCATCAACGCTGCTACTGGTTTCGGTAACGGTACTCGTACTGCTGCTCCGACTGATGCTTCTAGCTGGGTTAACAGCAACGCTTACTACGTGAACGCCACTTCTGGCCTCGCTACGTTTGCTGCTGACACCGTTGCTACTGGCGACAACTTTACTGACCTCGCGCTCCGTGAAGCTATCAAGCTCATGGACGATGCTGACGTACCGATGGACTCTCGTGTACTGGTGATCCCACCTGCTGCTCGTAAGTCAATCATGGGTATCGACCGATACGTGTCTTCTGATTTCGTAGGTGGTCGTGGCGTTGAGTCAGGCCTCATCGGTAACCTCTACGGTGTAGATGTTTACGTTTCTAGCAACGCTCCTACTCTTGAGACTGCTGCTCAGAACTCAGGTGGTTCTATCGACGTACGTGGTTGCTTGTTCTTCCACAAGGACGCCCTTGTAATGGCAGAGCAAATGGCTGTACGTTCGCAGACTCAATACAAACAGGAGTATTTAAGCACTCTGTACACCGCAGATACCCTCTACGGTGTCGAAACGTACCGACCTGAAGCTGGCTTCATCATTGCTATTGCTGATGAGTAAGGCTTGACAATAACGTAACTCTATGTTATACTATAATGTAGACTAGCGTTTTAGGGGGAACGGGTGGCGGCCTTAGTACCCCAACTTCTACCGCCATAGGAGATAGTATGAAAAAGTGTAGCACTTGCGAAGAAACCAAACCATATACAGAATTTTTTAAGCAGCCTAGAAACAAAGACGGCTACTTTGGACAATGTAAGTTTTGTGTTAACGAAAAACGCAAAGAACGTAAAGACAGTATTAACGCAAAACAAAGAAAGTACTATCGCAAAAACAAACAGTACTACATAACCAAAGCCTACCTAAGAAACAAGCAGGTAGCAAGAGCCAAACCAGCGTGGCTTACAGAAGAACATGAA